GCTCCCGTTGCCGCCGTCTCTCGCGGGCCATCCTCAGCAGCTCGTCACCACGTTGGCGCCACTTCCGATTAAGTCGGTGCAGCGTGGCGTCATTGGGCTTGCCGATAATCCGCTTCATAGCCGTCATGGGCGCTAGGTCTGCGCTGCTGGCCAGCAAGTCCGCGACCTGGGCCAAGGTCTTTGTATCGTCGATCTCGCTACCCTTCGGCCGACCGCGCCCTCGCTTCAACTCAACATCTGACATCGCACACCTCTGTTTCCTTTCACTGGAAAGATGCGCATTGAATCGCCGCTATTCCAGCGACAAGAAATAAATCGGGCGGTCGAAAAATAATCGAGCGGTGACAAAAATTAATTCTGTACTGAGAAAAATCATGGCGCCGGCCCTCGCCCCCGCTTGGCGGCATACCGCTGCCAGGTGATCTTGCCTTCACACGCTGCCTCGAAATCAACCCGCTGCGCCTCGCACATGCCGGCCTTGGCGCCGACGACGCGGGCGATCGGCGGAACAGCGTCGCGGTGAGTGTCAGCCGCCCTTCCCCGACCCCATCTCGATCAGCCGCCCCAACTGCTCCGTCTTTACCTCGCTCCCCCGGCTAGACCCGAACTCAAACCCGTAAACGTCCTTCACGATCGCCACCAAGGCGCCGGACAGGATCAGCAATATGTCGCGGCTCGAGCCTTCCGGTATCTGACGCACCAGCAGGGCCCAGATCAGGCTGATCAGGCCGCCGATGGCGGCGTAGGCCAGCACGTCGGCGCGCAGGTTGCGGCGGCCGGGTTGGGACAGCGCCAGGTCGTGGGCGCGGGCGGCGGCGCGGTCCGAGAGATAGGCTTTCTCCAGGTCGTCGGCCTTGGCCGCCATCGCCTGGCGGAAGGCCGCCTGCTGGAAGGGGTCGGCCTTGATGGCGTCGAGCGCGTCCGATCCGGTCTTGCCGGTGAGGGTCTCGGCGGCGCCGACCACCTGCTGGGCGATGTCGCCGGCCTGGTCGCCGCCCAGCCAGCGGGTGATGGCGGGGACGAATTGCGCGAGGCCCAGCGCGATCGAAATCGGGTCCATGCTCACGGTTCCTTGGCGAAGTTGTAGAAGGCGTGCCGGCCGATCTCGGTCAGCGGCAGGCGGAAATGGCCCCAGCTATAGGGCCAGGGCTGGTCCGCGACCCGATAGGCGGTGGCGCCGAAGGTCGGGTCGTCGATACGGCCGGCGATGGCGTCGGCGGCGATCCGTTTGGCGAGGCGGAAATCCGGGTCGCTGTCCTTGACGGCCAGCAGCTTCACGCGGTTGGGGTCGCCCGGATTCCAGCTGGAGAACTGGCCGCGCGCCCGGCAGACGCCGATCCAGTCCCGGCCCCACCAGTGCCGGCCGCCCAGCCGGGCGCTGACATCGATGCGGTTGCGGACCACCGCGGCGACCGCGATCATCCCGGCCTCGCCCTCGCCGCGCGCCTCGCCCCACAGCGTGCGGGCCAGCGTGTCGATTTCCATCTCCGTGTGGCCGGCCCCAATGGGCGCGTAGATCGCGGCGACGGCGGCGATCACGGCTGGCTCCGCTTCTGGCGGATGATCCGCCACACGCCGATCAGCCCGACGATGGCGCCGCACAGCGAGGCGACGGTCGCGGCGATGATGTTGACGGTGTACAGGACCTCCGCCCAGAAGGGCGTGGTCAGCAGCACGACGCCGGTCGCGGTTTGGGCATAGGCAGCGCTCCCCGCGCCGGCCGCGAAGGTCGGATCGGTCATGATGTCCTCTTGGATTTTGGGAACGAAAAAGCGGCTTCAGGCGCTCGCTGCCGGGTACAAGGCGGTCACGTCGATTGCGTCGAGGGTCGCCTGGTCGGGTGCGGCGGCGATGGCGTCCTTGATCGCCCGCAACCTCAGCACGCAGGCGCTGACGTAAGCCGCGACCGCGCGGCCGAAGGCGTACATCGTCGGGGCGTCCATCGCGACATGGCTGTTGTCGGCGGCGACCCAATAGAACCCGTCCGGCCACGGGCTGTCCGCCGGGTCGGTGATGCTGCCCAGCGCCATGATGCCCATCGCGGCGATATTGGTCCGGCTGTCCGCGTCGATCTGGAACAGCGCGCCGCCATAGGTGAAGCCGGCGGCGATCAGCCCTGCCTGCCAGGCCGACGCGGCGGCGCGCTTCGCCCTCTGGTCTTCACTTAAGGTCGGGACATAGGGAACGATATTGAAGCCGGCGTCGAACATGGAGCCCGTCGCCGATGCGGCCGGCGCGGCGCCGATCGGCTGCGCCGCCAGGGTCGGAAGCGCCGACAGGTCGGGCGCTGTCGGCGATGCGGCGAGCTGCAGTATCTTGCGCGATGCGGTGTCGTAGATCGCGTATAGCGCGGGTGCATCGGTCATCGGATCAACCCCGTTATCCCCATGGTCCCTTCGCTCATGACCGCGTTCGTATCGGCGGCCCACTCGATCAAGACCGTGTGGAGACCGGCTGCGACCGGACCGGCCCAGACGATGCAGGGCGTGTTGGCGAACGCGCCGCCCCCGGTCGTGTAGATCACCGATCCATCGACGCTGAGGCGAAGATGCCAAACGGCGCCCGCGCCACTGGTGAAATCCTGATTGAAGCCGGCGACGACCTGCAGCATGCCTGCCGCGTTGAGATGGACGCTGCCGGTCAGCGCGGTCATGTAGCTGGTATTGCCGGCTCCGGAGAGCGACGCTGCCAGCGAGAACGAGGCCGGCGCGGTCGCCGAGCCGATCGCCAGATGGTCGGTCACGACGACTCCGCTCGCCAGCTGGTATTCCTCGAAGAAGGGATTGCCCGAGGCGTCGTTGATCCACAGGCCCCATTTGCTCTGCAGCTGGCCGAAGATCACCCTGTCGTGGGTGCCGTCATTGATGCGGAACCAGGGGCCGTTCTGGTGGCTGGTGACCGTCTGGCTCTTGCCGTTGATCTCAGCGAACGCGCCGCCGCCGGTCGGGATCGTCGAAAAGGTCTCGCTGTCGATGAAGTTGGCGAACATCCTGTCGCCGGTGACCGATCCGGCCTTGATCGCGCCCGCGCCGGCGTCCAGGCCGCCGGTCACGATATGGCCTGTCGTGATCGAGCCGTCCTCGATCAGCGTCCCGACGCTCTGGCGCTCGAGGCGGACATGCGAGAACCACCAGCCGCTTCCAGTCTCCGCGGCGCTGTTGCCGCCGGGAACGCAGAGGAAGATGACCGCGAAACAGGCGCCGGTCGGGGCCAATCCCGTGTTGGTGACGATCGAACCGTTTGTGCTGGTGAATAGATTGCCGTCTTCACCATGATCCGTCGGCGCATAGGCGCCGCCGGCCTGCGGCCCGTCGGCATTCGAGTTCGATATGATGGTCTGCGAGGCATCGAACCACTGGATGAATAGCTGCGCGTTCTTGTTGACGCCCGAGCCCGAGCACACGGCCGCGCAGCTGGCCCGATAGTTCAACTTCTGCTTGATTGGGATGAAGCCGGTCGCGGCCCCGTAATTCAGCCCGGAACTCGCCGGAATGTTCGAGGTAAAGACTTGAACCGAGGTCAGCGCGCCAAGGTTGGTCGTGGCGTTCGGGCTCCCGATGGGCGCGGCGTTCTGGTAGGCGACGACGACCGGGCTGGTGCCGGGGTTCCTCAGCGTCCAGTAATTGCTGTCCTGGAACATGTCGTCCAGGACCAGGTTGGTCGTGTCGCCGATAAAGAGCTTTTCCGCCGTGACCGCCCCGGCGGCGAGATAGGCGGTGGTGATGATCCCGGTCACCAGCGAACTCGCGACGATCGAATTGGCCGTGATGTCGCCGCCGTCGGTCGCGACCGTCCAGGCGCCCTCGACACTGTCCCACCGATAGAGTTTCGCGTTCGTGGTCAGCAGCACCAGCGAGCCCGGATAGCGCAGCGGCGAGGCTGGACCGGGCAGCGTATTGACCGACGCCGCGATGCCATAGCCGCTCGCCATCTTCGAATAGTCGATGATGTTGTTGGCCAGGCTGGTGCCTTCGACGGTCGCGGCGGCAATGACGCCCGTGATATCACCGCCATCGACCGCGTTCGTCGTGGCGTTGCCCGGCCCGAGATAGGTGCTGTGGTTTCCCGACGTGTCGAGCCCCCTGATCCAGTAAAATCTCGTATCCGAAAGCCCCAGGTTCGGCCGCACATAATGGGTGGCCGCGATCTGGGCGATCAGGGTCGCTCCGCCGGGCGGCGTCGCGCCGGTCGACGTGAATTCCCAAACCTCGTACCAGGCGATGTCGTTCTCGGCCGATGCGTGCCAATCGATGGCGATCTGCCGATAACCTCCAATCACGGTCAGCGACGTCGGCGCCGGCGGGGCGGTTGTCTTGCCGACGCTGGCGATGTCGAGCGCCTGGTCCCAGGCGGAATAGAACGGGCCGCTGGTCCGCACCGCGCGGACCTGGACGTCATAGGCCGTGTTGGCCGGGATCGGGCTGATGCGGTGGCTGGTCGTATCGGGGCCGAGGCGCAGGCTGCTCCAGGCGCCAGGCCCGGTGTGCAGCCGCCATTGCACCTCGTACTGATCGAACAGCGGGTCCTGCGACGCCGTCCAGGCGATGACGCCGAAGGAGATCCAGGTGCCGTCGCCCTGCTGCTCGGCGCCGACGGTGAAGCTGATCCCGGTCGGCGGGATCACGAACACGCCGCTGCCGCCCAGCACATAGGTGTAGGGCGAGACGTCCGACAGTTCCTGCTGGCCGCCGCCATAGATGTTGTAGGACAGGAACTTCAGATAGAGCGTCTGGCCGACATAGGAGACCGGGGTGATCGGCAGGTTGAACGACTTGATCGCCTCATCCAGCCGGCAGAACTCGGTGCCGCTGGCATGAGCCTCGATCCCGGTTCCATATACGCCGCGCCGCAGATAGGTCAGGTTGTAGAGGCCGGTCCCGGTCAGCGTCGCGGTTTCGTACGCGATCAGCTCCCCGTCGACGTAACACAGCGTGCGGAAAGCATCCGCGTCGGCCTGCGTGCCGGAATGCAGCACCCCGCCGCTGCTGCTGAGATTGACCGACAGCGTGTGAACGGTGTCGGGATCGGCATGCGACGCCAGATTGGCGCTCAGCGTGCCCGACCGGGCCGGCGCGGTGATCCTGCCCAGGCGCTTATAGGTGGCATTGTCGAGCGACAGCCAGACCTCGCAGCCGCCCCAATTGGCGCCGCCGGAGGCGCCGACCATGATCTGCGGCGCGGTGACCGACCGGGCTGCCAGCATCACCGGCGGCGGCTCGAAGATCAGCGGCGCGTTCACGTCGCCGGGATCGATGTTGTAATCGACGTCATAGGGCGAGCCAGGCTCGAAATCATAGAGCGGGGCCGCTCCGGTGCCGCCCAGATACTCCTCAGCCGTGACCGCGATGTCGCCGTTGTCGTTCTCTTCCAGCGTCAGGATGCGGACCCACTGCTGGGTCAGGCCCAGCCCGGCATCGGTGATCTCGACGATGTCCATCGGGTCGAGCAGGCAGTACCGCCAGCCAAGCGTGAAGCTGTAGACGTTGCGCACCGACTGGCGCTGCAGCTCCAGCGTCGCCGCCAGCTTGGCGGCGGTGCTGTCGCAGAAATGGTGCATCTGCTCCGGCTGTTCGCCGCGTAAGCCGTAGGCCTCGATCGCTGCCTGGTTGCTGGCCTCGACGATATTGGCGTTATAGGCGCGGTTGCGGTCGAGAAACTCGAACCGGACGCAGTTCATCTGGTCCGACGGCCGGGTGCGCGAACACTGCACCGGGTCCTGGCCCCCCGCGTACAGGAAGTCGTCGTCGGTCAGGCTGAACAAAGGCGCCGATGGCGCGGTATAGGTGTGGCCGTTGGCGGTGATCGTCTCGTCGCCGTACGGGACGATCGTCAGCGTCGTTCCGGTCCAGACGAATTCCGAGTTGCAGCTCTGGACGATGCTGTTGAGCTGGCTCGCGGCGTCCGACTGGGTGTCGAAGATCGGCGAGATCACCAGGCCGTTGGCCAGGCAATAATCGGTGAACAGGGAAAAGGACGAGGCGATGCGCGCCGCCGGAAAGCCGACGCCGTAGAGATCGCTGGTCAGAACGTCATAGACGACCGCGCCCGGATCGGCGTCCGGCAGGCCGGTGATGGCGTTGGCGCCGAGGCCGGTGACCTCATAGGACAGGTTGGGGAGCTGCGCCGAGCTGCCCAGGTCATAGGCCATGGCATTGACGTAGGACAGGCCGGAATAACCCAGCGCCGCGGTCGGGAATTTCGTATCGAGATAACCCCAGTCGGCCTGCCCCAAATGGCCGTTGGCGAAACCGAGGCCCGAGTTGGCGAAGGTCTTCTTGCTCTTGGAGGCCCAGACATTGACCACCCCGCCCAGCGTGCCCTCGCCCAGCGCGAAGATGAACGACGCCTTGTAGTCGTAGCTGGTCGAGCCGCTGTTGCTGCTGCCGCCCTTGCCGCCGTTGCCCGACGCGGATTGCACCGGGATCGCCTGGAAGTCGCCATACCAGACCAGGTTTCCGGTCACCCGCGCCTGGCCATAGATCACCGGCACGACATTGCCGTAACACGAGCTTTGGATATTGACGCCCGACGCGACCGTCTGGGTTTGCGCCTGCGTGTCGCCGCTCCCGAACATGTCAGCTCCACAAGGTGAAGAAACGGCGCGGCCGGTCGGCCAGGCGGCCGGCGTCGCCGCGGTCGAGCACGACGCCGACATGCAGCACGGCGTGGATGATTGCCGGCCAATCGACGACGATCGCGCCATGGGCGAAGCAGCGGCCCCAGCGGAACAGCACGAAATCGCCCGGCCCTGTCGGCTCATCGACCTCTGTCGCGTGGCACGTGACGATGTCGAGATAGCGCTCCGCGTCGCGGTGCAGATGCCAGTCCGGCGGATAATGCTCGACCGGGAAATCCGGGATCAGCCCGACCGCGCGATAGACCGAAGCCGGCAGCATCGCGCAATCGACACCGGCACCCCTGACCCGGGCGGCATGGTGATAGGGCGTGCCCAGCCAGCCGCGCGCCTCGGCGACCACGGATGCGCGCTGTTCGGATACGCTTGCCGGATAGGATGCCATGGCGTACCCCGGTGCGATCGGTCGAAAAACAGGAATGTTTCCAGATGCCCAGCCAGCCCGGCCCAGATCAGCCAGAGCTCAGCCTGCCGAACCCCGGCCAATTGGGGCCGCAACTCGGCATGGTGGTGGAAAACGACCGCAAGTCGATGCATCTCAGAATCGGCCAGGACGGCAAACTGATCGCCGGCATCATTCTGAGCGCCGAGCAGGTGGAAGCCCTGATGAACGGCCTGTCACAGGTGCGCGACCGCATGCTGCCCGCTCCTCCGGCGAAGGCGGAGCCGGTTGAACCGGCGCCTGTCGAGCAGGCCACGCCCGAGCCGACGCCAGCCGAATCCGCGCCGATCGAATTCTCCGCCGCCGTGGCTCAGCAGATCAAAGGCACCCATTACGATTTCGGCATCGACCAAAACACCCAGCAACTGATATTCTCGATCCGCGACCAGACCCTGGGCTGGCTATCCTTCCGCTTCGGCGTCCGCCTGCTGGAGCGCATGCTGAAGGTTGCGCGGTCGGCGCAGAAGTCGTGACCGGTCGGAGCGTGCATGGGCAATCGCATATGCATTTTTTGATCGTCATTCCCGCGAAGGCGGGAATCCATTTCGGGCCTCTGCGCGGGCGGATGAATGGATTCCCGCCTTCGCGGGAATGACGAAAAAGAATAGGGTGGCTCAGGCTGGTCGCTTCCTAAGCCGCGATCTCCGGCACCGGAATGTAGGGCTGGCCCTGGAAATGGGCCACGTTGCCGAACTTGCCGTCGCAGGTCGCTTTCTTCTTGTCGCACCCCGGATAGACGGTCAGCGTGTCGCCGATTGCCGGCAGCGCGGGAAGCGGAACCAGCACGGCGAACGTGCCGCCGCCCTGGGTTTTGATAGCGTAGGACTGGCCGTTGAGCGCGCCGGACCCGAAGGTCAGCGTGCCGGCGGCGGCCCAGTTGTTCGGCTGACCGTAATCGGTCTTGAGGACCTGCGGCGTCGATCCGGCGATGACGGTGCAGCCAACCGCGAAGGCCGACTTGGTCAGCGTGCAGCCGGCGTCGAACAGGGTGCGGGCGCAGCCGGGCTGAAACAGGCGCCAGGGCCATTGCAGGCTCAGCAGCTCAAGATGGGTGTTGACCTTGATCGTCGCCTGGGTGCGCCCCGCGTCGACTTCGACGACGCGGCCATAGAACATCGTCACCATTCCGGCCGAAGTGTCGCCGAAGGTCGGCATGAAGGCGCGGTCCAGCTGTACCTCGGCGCCGTCCAGTACGCCGGCGCGCAGGCCGGATAGAAATTCCGGACCGCCGAGGAACATGACGTCGCTCGGGCGCGGGTAAACCACGATGTCGAGTTCATCGACCTGCACGCCGGTCTGGAATTTGACCTTGCCGCGCTGAAAGAACGGGCCGAAGGCGGCGAAGACGTGGCCGGTGGCCTGATCGGTGATCGGCTGCTCCGCCGTGGTGTAGCGGATGGTGGTGATGCCGTCGGCCAGGATGAAGGTATAGCAGTCGGCCATGTAGAACTGGCCGCCGGCGAGGATCGCGCGCAGCGCATCGGATGCGGGTTTCATCGGCCCCTCTAGCGTTAAAGGTTTTTCACACTGATGAAATCGAGCTTCTTCTGCTCCCACAGCCGATTCATGAACTTGGAAAAGTCGTACTGATCGGCGAGGAAGCGCACCGGCCACAGATAGGTGAGGTCCGCCGTGACATGGACGCCGGAGCCCGGCGCAGTCGTGAATGCGATCTGGCCCGGGCCGGTAAACGTCCAGGCGGATGACGGCGTACCGGCCAGATAGACGGTGACGAACACCGGCGCCAGCACCGGCTCGGTGAAGCCGCCGAAGCTACGGACCAGCTGAAACACCTTGTTCGATCCGTCGCCCTCGCCGATCGGCTGGGCAGTCACCGCGTTGTCGTCGACATCATCGAACAGGAAGCTGTCGAACGACCCCTGCCGCGCCAGGAAAAAAGCCAGCAGCGTGCGGAACTCGTTATTGGCGTCGTCGCGCAGGAAGTTGAACGACAGGGTCCATTGCCAGCGCGGATAGAGCCGCAGCGCCGCCCGGGTCTCCGCGCCCGA